CGTACTTCCATACTTCTATGTAATGGCATACCAGCCATTACATCTAGACTAGCTAGCTGGGGAGATTTGTCTTCAACAATTTCGTTGTTGCTGAATCTCTAGATATATGGGTGAATCAGGCGGGTAGCTCCCGCTTGTTTTCATATCACACTCTACCTCTGTCAATGACTAGACATGTAGGCTACTCCACTATCGGATCAAGTGGGTTCCAGTAGTGCCAATTATCGATCCATCTCGCAATGGAGGAATAATGTGGCTTTTTCAGGTCCTTTCACGACTACGGAGTCTCAGGCTTCTTTACCGATGTGGAGTAAAACCCGCAATAGGTATCGCCAAAAGGCTCCCTATATTGACCGACTCCCGTACGAGTTCATTTGGAATGAAGGCAATCAAATGCCTAATCCCTGGGACTTGGCCCCGTCGACGTTACCTATTACTGAAAGCTTTGGCCCCGATGGGGCTGCGCTTGCTCAGGCATATGGTAAGTTTAGTCAAGCAGCTCGTGAGACGGCTAGTTTAGCTGTCAACCTTGCCGAACGAAAGCAAGCTGTGGATATGATGGCCTCAAGGGCTTCTCAGATTCTACGGTTTGCAAGGAACTTACGTTCTTTTCGTTTTGCCGACGCCGCACGTGACTTAGGTTTACGTGTAATAACGGCAAAGGACTCCCGTCGCTACTGGCGCGCACGTGTGCGTGCTGGTTCTGTTGATCGGGAAATCGTCTTGAAAAAACGATTACAATCCTTCGGTAATAACTACCTGGAGTTTCATTTCGGGTGGGAGCCTCTAGTCAAAGACATTGGTAGTGTAATAGAAATGTTACATGATACTCCTTTTAAAGGTCATCGAAAAACGGTTAAAGGTCGTGGGTCCTCAAAAGGGACCAAACCTTCAGCTCCGACATCGATGGCTGATTTCGAAATTCAAACAGTTGCTTACATGCCTATTCAGCGTGTACAGTTAATTGCTGATATTGTTATCGAGGATCCAAACGTCTTTAGGCTAAATCAGTTGGGTTTTGTCAACCCGGCTGTTATAGCGTGGGAGTTAGTACCTTTCAGCTTTGTGGTTGATTGGTTCTCGAACGTTGGTATGGTTTTATCCAGCTATACTGACTTCGTTGGCATGTCGTTGCAGAACGCATGTACTACATCTTATGCCGAATATCACGACAACTTCTATTATAAGGGTCACGATCCGAACAACTGGTTTGGGCGTATAATAGCGCCTTACTCTGAACGGAAAGCGGTTACTGTTAGAAGAAGCCAGGGGATAACCATGCCCAATCTGGTGCTCAGGCCTCCTAAGTGGCCTAGCGTCGTTCGCGGTGCAACTGCGATATCACTGCTCTCCCAATTTCTGGGAAAACACTGACAGCAATTCCGCTGTTAGTGAACAAACTACCTTATGGAGTTTTAAATATGCCTAGTATGGCCGCTATCACCGTCAAGAAAAATGACGGCACCACTGATCAGATCTGGACAGCTGTCCAGAAGTCGGGTGGTGATAAATCGCCCGCAATCTGGCGTAACCAGTCTGTTGGTATTGCCCCAGCTTTCCAACCCGAGATGAAGATGACAAGCCGTCCCAATGGGGATGGCTCCGTTCGTCGCATCGAAGGCCAGATTGATTGGAAGCAATCCGCAACTGGTACTGACAACATCATGCGCAAGGTTAACGTTGGCCACTTGAAGTTCGAAGTGGTTGTTCCGCAAGGAATGCCCACAGCGGATCTCAATGAGTTCGCGTCCCAAGCTAGCAACCTCCTCGGCAGCGCTTTGTTTAAGAGCTCCGTCAAGGATGGTTTCGCCCCTCAGTAATTTTATTAAAGACTGAGTGGATGTATGTCAAACTTTATCCCACGTGAAGTGAGTAAAGTGGCCCTCGCTCTTTGCGACGGCCTCGCCGGATCTAGGAGCGATCAAGTAAAAAACTTAATCGCGACCCAGAATTGGGATGAACTCGTTACTTTAACTTGTTCACCGAGCGCTTATACAGATCCTGAAAGTTATTTCAGGGATGCAGCTTGTATCTCCTTTCTGAGGAAGTATGAGTCTCTGCCAACGACTTTCGATCGCAAGAAAAATGCGGTTAAAAAGTTTTTTGATGCAGAACGTAAGTGTTTTCGTACTAACCAACGTCTATTACCCTTCCTCCATGGGACATTTCAGCCCGGAGAGGAAGCGATCCTTGCTTTCATTAAGCAAGTTCGGAAAGAGGTAACGTGGCTAATTGGTGAAAGGCCGCCGAGTAACCCTCGTGGGAAATTCGGCCCTGGTGCGACGTTCAGCGATCGGGGTGGTCTCACAACCATCCCGGATAAAATGCAAACACGTCCCGAACTCACTAGGGGTGCGTGGCCTTTCTTAATGCCCTGGGGGGGAACCCTTTGGGCAAAGGCCGCCGCGTCCCGCGGTGATTCTATCATGTTTCAGGAAGGGAATCGTTTTACTACGGTTCCGAAGGATAGCGAGACAGACCGTGGAATTTCCATTGAATGTTCCGTTAATCTCTTCTACCAACTCGCGTATGGTAACGCGATGAGGGAAGCCCTGAGAAAGAACACTAACAATCGTGTAGTGCTCGAAAGTGCGCAGACAATTCACAGGCAGGTCGCCCGTGAAGCCAGTATAACTGGCGCGTTTGCAACGATAGATATCACACAAGCTAGTGACACCGTATGCAAGAGTTTAGTGGCTCTTGTGCTCCCGATCAAATGGCATGAAGTGCTAGATGATTTGCGATCACCTAAGACTACCATCAACCAAGATGGTGTTAACAAAGTGGTTGTATTGGAGAAGTTCTCTTCAATGGGTAACGGTTATACTTTCGAACTTGAGACAGTCATATTTATGGCTATCTGCTGTGCAGTGATGCGACTACGGGGCACAACCCCGAAACCCGGCATCAATGTATACACGTTTGGTGACGATATTATCGTCCCAACCGAGTTCGCAAGCGAAGTTATTTCTGCTCTTCGATACCTCGGAATGGACTTCAACCCGAAGAAAACCTTTGTGGATGGACCCTTTCGTGAAAGTTGTGGAGGAGACTACTTCAGTGGCGTGGACGTACGTCCATTCTTCCTGAAGAAAGAAGTCAATGAACCACAACACTATATCGGTATGGCTAACGGGATTAGGCGTATGGCTCTTACAGGCCATCGCGCTGAGTACCGTTGGCATCGTGTTATGCG